GAAAATATAAATAAAAGGAGTAACATCTTATAATGAAAGTCAAAGTGACTGCAAATTCCAAAAGAGTTTCGCAATTGTACATGGACGTTGGCCATGCCTGCTGGAGTTTCCACTCGCGCCAAAACACTGCTGTGCTTACGGAGGTATATTAATGGAGATAGCTCAAATAGTCAGTATTCTGAAAGTCAGTGATGACGTACGAAGACGAGTGACCTTACTTCTAGAGCGGATCGTAACAGGTTCGGTTGAGGTATTTACAACGCCTTATGCTAAGGAAAAGTATCCCGATCAAATATTAGAAGGCTGGGACGCAATCTATAACAAGAATCGCTCGAAAGTTAATGTAGTTCTGAATGATCTTGAAGTGACAGCAAATCGCCCCAAATTTGGATCTATGAGCAATGCTAAGCCATGGAAGGAGCGAGAGGAATCCCTAGCTGAGTCTTACAAACCAGCGAAAAGCAAGAGAGGATTTGCGCCCTACTCTTTAAGTCGACCTCTGGGATTAAGACCTTTGAGTGCAAACAAAGCGGTTGGCTTTCTCAAAAATGATAGTAACAGTGGACTTCCTCTCATGACAAAGAAGAAGAATGTTAAAGATCTGCTGATGGGGTACACCCTTGATGATCTCTGTAATATTGTTGACGACTATCTTAACGGAAAAGGCGTTTTAGAGTTAGCATGTCTTCTGTTTACTAGAACACAGGAATTGGGCAAGACTAGGAATGTGTGGGGGTTTTCGTTTTATGCCACGCTCTTGGAAATGTGCTTTTACCGTCCCATTCTAGACATACAAGCTAAACAGACCTGGCGCAGCGCACTCGGCAAGCCTGAAGCTGTATCCCTTGCCATAACTAAATTAATAGATTTTGCTATCTTGAAGGGGTTGACTATCATTTCAATCGATTTCAAGGGATTTGACAACTCTTGTAAGGCCCATTTAATTGAGCCCGCCTTTGCGACTATCATGGGAAGTTATCAACTTCAGTTCCATAGGCATTTAGACATTATTAAGCGTTTCTTTATTAGTTGTCCGATCGTAACTCCTGACGGTACTTGGACAGGTGAACACGGTGTACCAAGTGGATCGACTTTCACCAATGAGGTTGATTCAGTAATTCAATACGGAGTAGCCAGAGAATCAAAGCACATAGTTGCGCTTGAGCTAGCACAAGTTCAGGGGGATGATGGAGTGTACCTTTCAGATAATCCAACTGAGGCAAAGGCACACTTTGCGGAATATAATCTTGAGGTTAGTGATATAAAGAGCTATGAGGCTGACACCTGGTGTATATTTCTACAGTCGTTATTTCATGATGATTATAGGGACGAAAATGGCATTATCAATGGTATATACCCTACATATAGAGCTCTAAATAGGATAATACATATGGAACAATTTGAAGACTTCTCGGACTACAACATAAATGGTTCTGATTATTTTAGCATAAGAACCATCTCCATTTTGGAGAACTGTAAATACCATCCGTTGTTTGAGGAGTTTGTGACTTACGTCTGGTCACTAGACAAGTATAAACTTGATTTTAGCGCCCAAGGTTTAGCTAATTATGTTAGAAAGTTAGCTATTCAAGAGGGGAAAGATATTACCTTTAGAAATTGGGCATATGGAAGTGATATCTCTGGAATGCGTGCATTCAAGAGTGTTCAACTGCTTAATAAGCTGAACGGTACTATATAACAAC